CGTGCCCCCGGTGTGCAGAGGAGTAGGGGAGCGCTAAACCGCGCGAAAAATCCCCGCGAAAACTACACACCGGCCATGTCAGCGCTTAAAGCGAACCCTGCGCAGGCGGCGGCAGACTTTTCCCCAGAACAGATTAAATTCCTCTCGCGCATTTGGGGGGGGGGGGTGGGCGGGGTCGCCGGGGCGGCTGGATCGGGTGTAGGGAACTGATGCGCCAATCCATGCCCACAATGCAACCCCGATCGGCGCCGCCAAGTATTTCAGCCATTCATATTCCATGAGGAACCTCTGATATGTCGCAACCAACACCATACACCCCGACAACTGATTTCAGCCAGCAGGAATCAATAAACGCATCCGGCCGCAGCACGGTGAATACCACTGCGCTCGACGCTGAGCTCGCAAACATCGAAACAACGCTCGATCAGACGCTCAGCAATCTTACTCTATTACAACGGGATGATGGGCGGCTGAAAGACTTGGCGTGCGAGTTGCACACGCTATCGCCCGAGGTTCTCAACCTGATGGGGGGGTTTAATCTAAAAGGGCTGTGGGCGGCGACTACTGCGTACGCCGTAAATGATATTTGCTCAAATGGCGCCTACACCTACGTTTGCAGAACATCGCACACCTCTGGCGGGGCTTTTGACAGCCAGTATTGGATTCAGTTTGGATTCACGTCGGGCGCAGATGCGGCGGCGGCAGCGGCAGCAGCCCAGGGGAGCGCCACAAGCGCAGCGGGTAGCGCCACGTCGGCGGCGAACAGCGCGACAGCAGCGGCGAACAGCGCCAGCAGTATATCCGGGGCTGTTTCATCCGCGGCAGCATCCGCGTCAACAGCCACAGCTAAAGCCGGAGCAGCGTCGGCGAGCGCAACGAACGCGGCGGCAAGCGCAGCAGCGGCGGCGGCAGCAGCAGCCAGCGCGACAGGGGCAGAGCCTGGCGCCAATTCCGACATTACCAGCCTGAGCGGGCTGACTACTCCGCTGTCCATATCGCAAGGCGGCACGGGAAGCTCGGCCGGCACCAGCTCAGTCATGGCATTCTCATCGGCGCTTCAGATGCTTTCCGATGGAGCTACGTTCTACATGGGCATAGGGATTGCGACAGCGTCGCAGCCTGATGCACAGATGCAAGTTCCATTTTCTGGAATAGCCAAAAATCTATTTGGAGGATGTCCTGGCGCTGCTGCCGGAACCCGCGCATACACGTTCATGAAAAATGGTGTTGCTCAGGCACTCACTTGCTCTGCGACTGGCTCTGTTGAGTCAGCATCTGACACGTCGCATAGCGTCTCATTTTCGCCGGGGGATGCAGTTTGCATTCGCGTTTCGGCGACAGGTGGGTCGGACGTAGTCATCCACCGCGCGACGATTGAAATCGTCAGAACTGGCCCCTAGTCATGGGGTATCAGCACTTCCTCGATTTCATCGTCGATACCGAGACCGGCGGAGGCATTCGGGCAGGAAGCCTGGGGTGGTTCGAGTACCAAAATTGGACCGCGGCGGGGAATGTGCCAGCCCCTGCCGAAAGGCCGCCCAGGACGATATCAGTAACCCCGTGGCAAATGCGCGAGGCGCTCAATCGCTCCGGGCTGCGCGCCGCGGTTGAGTCAGCCGTAGCTGTAGCCAGCCAGGCCGTTCAGGACGGCTGGGAGTTCGCGCAGGAATTCCGCAGCGATAACGCACTGATCGCAGCCGTCGCACAGTCTCTCGGAAAAACCGATGCGGACGCGCTTGCACTGTTCGCGCTAGCCAAGTCGCTCACCCTATGAAAGCCCTCTGATGAACGAGCATCAATCCGAGCTGGCCGCCCTGAATCGGCGCATGGACACCCAAGACGCGCTATTGCGACAGATCAGCGACAGCCTCGTCGCGCACGTCGCCATAGATGCTCAAGTCAGGCCCGCACTTGAGGAATTGGCCGTCATCTGGAAGGCCAGCAAGATAGTCGTACCGATTCTTGTCGGTATCGCGGCCGCGACCGTGGCTGTCGTTTCATGGGCGAAGGAGCACATCAGATGGTAATGATCGCCCCGCCCGACATGCCGCCACTGCCCCGGCCCTCCCGGTCCTGCGCCGACTGCATCCACGTAGAAACGAGCGCTACGGGTCTGCGATGCCTCTATGGCGCCATGGTCAATCGCGCATCAGACAATCGCAGCGTGCGCGGCCTGTGTGGCACGGCTGGGCATATGTGGCGTATCCGCAATGACGCTTGACCAACTCGCCGCCATCATGCCGCAAGCCAAGGCTCGGGCCGCGCAATTCTTCGCTCCGCTGTCTTCCGCAATGGCCGAGTACGAAATCAACACGCCGCTGCGCGCCGCTGCGTTCCTGGCTCAGATCGCGCACGAGTCCGGGCAACTCCAGTACGTGCGCGAGATATGGGGGCCGACCGCTGCGCAATCGCGGTACGAGGGGCGCAAGGATCTCGGAAACACTCAGCCCGGTGACGGATTCCTGTTTCGTGGCCGCGGCCTGATCCAGGTCACCGGGCGCAGCAACTATCGAGAAACGGGGGCCGCTCTCGGCGTAGATCTCGAAGCGAATCCGCAGGCGCTGGAGCGCAAGGACTTAGCGTGCCGATCAGCAGGGCGGTTCTGGAAGTCGCACCAACTGAATGAATTGGCCGACCAACGTCTGTTTGGAACGATTACGCGCAGGATCAACGGCGGCTTGAACGGGCAGGCGGAGCGGGTCGCGCTGTACGAAACGGCGCTGAAGGTCATGGGGGCTTGATATGGACATGACCGGAATCGGTAGCGCGCTTGAATTCGGTGGAAAACTCCTTGACCGGATATTTCCCGACCCCGCCCAGCGTGACGCGGCCAAGCTGGAGCTATTCAAGGCGCAGCAGGCCGGCGAGTTCAAAGAACTGGATCAGGCGTTCGAGCTTGCTAAGGCGCAGATTGGCGTCAATGCTGTGGAGGCATCCAGTTCTAGCGCATTCGTCGCAGGCGCTCGCCCGTTCATTCTCTGGATGTGCGGTATCAGTTTCTCCTACGTCGCGCTAGTGGAGCCTGTGGCGCGGTTCGTGGCGGTCGTGATGTTCGGCTATTCCGGAACGTTCCCTGTGATTGACACGAGTTTGACGATGCAGGTATTGCTTGGCCTGCTTGGGCTTGGGGCGCTCAGGACGACAGAAAAAATCAAGGGCGTGGCGTCGTAATATCTGACACGTGAAGCCACTCCAGGGCGTCGCAAGCCCTGATGTATATCTCTGGCCGCTTACATGACTCAATCGCCACCAGCCTATCTATGTATGGCTGCATCGCCTTTTGATACGACCGGTGCAATTGAGCAATTTGCTCACGTAGATACGTCTCTTCGTCCACGTCCATCCTTTCGTGGTTAGGGCTGATCGGGGGCGGCGGGGAGTGGCATCCAGTGCGTGCACGTCCTGCTTCCCGCTATGCGCTCGAGCCGAGCCATTGGCGAAAGCCCGTATTGGCCCGTCTGTCCGCGACTTGGCGGCGTTCCGCTGAACCAGAACACGGCTAATGGCGGCTTCTTTTTCAGCGCGTCGTAAGCATCAATCGTCTGCCACATGCTCGCTCTCCTTCAAGATATGTCCGCACGTCAGGCACCGTTCCGAAGCCGCTAATGCAGCCTCGCGCTTGATCGCCTTGCTGATGCCGCTCATCGTGACGCCGTGAGTCTTTGCGGCCACGCGCCAGGGGGTCCCGGAGCGTATGGCGGCTAAGGCGGCGGCGATGGCGGTGGAGGGGGGTCTAGGCATTTGCTGCCGCCGAAACACGGTCAAGAAGGTAGCAGCCCGACACGTTCTCAAGCCAGATGACCGCGCTGTGACCGCTGAGAATCTGCGCCGTGGATCGCGTATTTGTTCGAAACGGTGTATCAACGCCATCGAGTTGAACAAGCACGTCTGCACCAACGGCGTGCTTCGCGTTGAAGGCATCGCACTCGGCCTGCATCTTTTTGATATTCGGCTTTCTCATCACAATCCTTTCAATAAATCCCGCCGAATCTGGGGTGCCCCGCTCTAGTCTATCGAACGCATCCATGACGAGCGCGGCGTATGGGTCGCGCTCTTCAATCGGCTTGAGCTTCCTGACGGCCATTAGATCCACGCTCCGTTGACGTTCTTTTGCAGGAAGTAGCGATGCCCATTGCCAACCCATACGCGTAGTTCGCGCCACTTGCTTCCGTCCTGTCCAACCCATGATTCGGTAACTGTGTCTTGGCGGTCAGTGGCTTTCATCTCGTTCCCCTTGTGTGTCGTTGGTATGTCGTGAGTATATGCGCTACACTTTATAAGTCAAGCAACATTTACTCTTTTTTTTACTCATCCAAAGAAATTTATCCGATCAATGCTAGTGGTTCGATTCCGACCGGGGGCACCAGCGAATAGTAATTATACAACTGTTTAACGTTAGGTTGCTTGATAAATAAGGGCTTCTTGCAGTTGCTGAAAAGCGAGAAGAAGTTCAATCTACGCATTCTGCCCACCATTTACGCACGAGATACACAGAATTTACGCATGGCATCAATCATCAAGACAGCGAAAGGCTACCGGGCGCAGATATGCGTCAAGGGCGTCCGTGACTCAGCCAGCTTCCGGACTCGGCGAGAGGCGCTGTCATGGGCGTCTGAGCTGGAAATAAAGCTGAAGGATGGCAGCCACAGCTCGCAGCAGCCCGTCATCCACACCTTACGCGACGCTCTGCGTAAATATGGGGAGGAAGTCTCCCCAACGCATGATGGCGAACACTTCGAACTCAAGCGAATGAACGCATGGGAGAAAGACCCGGACTTCCCCGCCGATATGAACATTGCCGACATTGCACCGGAACACATCGCAAAGTGGCGCGACATTCGGCTTAAGTCAGTATCTTCCGGCTCTGTGCTGCGCGACTTCTCGCTGCTCGGCCCGGTATTCGAGTCGGCCCGCAGGGAATGGCGCTGGATCGCCTCCAACCCCATGCGCGACGTTCGAAAGCCTCGGCACCCTGACCACCGAACGATCACCATCAGCCGGGCGCAAATAAAGGCGCAGCTACGGGCGCTAGGGTATCGACCCGGCCAGCCGTGCAAAACCGTGTCGCAGTCGGTTGCATCTGCGTTTCTCCTTGCGCTACGCACCGGAATGAGGGCGCGTGAGGTGTGCGAGCTTACTTGGCCCCGCGTCCATGCTGACTATTGCGTTCTGCTGGAAACAAAAACCGTGCCGCGTGACGTATCGCTGACCGCCAAGGCGAAGCGGATAATCAACAACATGGCCGGGTGGGACAGCGATCTTGTTTTCGGCCTCAAAAAGCAGACCCTCGACGCAATGTTCCGCAAGTACCGCAAGAAGGCCGGACTGTCTGGATATACTTTTCATGACAGCCGGCATACTGCCGCGACTTGGCTCGCGCAAAAGATTAGCGTTCTAGACCTTTGTAAGCTCATGGGCTGGAAATCTACGTCCATGGCGCTCACCTATTACAACCCGACCGCATCAGACATTACGAAGCGGATCGAGCGGCAAGCGCCCGGTCAATCTCGGTAACGGGTATCTGCCCGCACGCATTGAGCCGTAGCGTGCCAGCCCTGACCATGGCGCGCACCTTGGTTATCCCGCACCCAAGCATCCCGGTAGCCTGCTGCTGCGTTACGTGCAATGGGCGGGGGTGAGTCTCAGCGTACAGTCGGACGGCGGCAAAGGCCGTATTGATCGTTTCTGCGTTCATCCCCGCACCTCATCCCCTAGCGCCCGGATCGCAGCGGACCGTTTTGCCAGCTCCGCCCGTACCGCTTGTTTCCAGTGCGGCGCCCCGACGATCTGCGCGCACCGTTCCCGCTCAGCAGCGCCTACCAGTGCGGCGAATCGCTCAAGCCTGCAATGCATCGCTGGTGTTGGTATTCTGTACTCGCCCGTGTCCTCGCCATAGGCTACGAATCCAGCCTGCCGCGCCATCTCGATAATCTTGCTCATTTCTTCGCCCCTATCGCCTCGAATTTGTAGTTGTCAGGCGCAGGGAATACGTTCAGCTTCCCGTTGTCGCTCAGGCTGGAAATCAGGTGCAGCGCCAGACTAACTCGATCCTTGTGAATCAGAACGACACACGGCTTGTCGTCAATCTCGACCACGATGCTCAATCGACCAATTTTCATCCCGTCACCTCCGCATAGCCCCGCCCCTTGCCCGCGAATTCCTCGTCCGTCTCCTGCACCATCCCGACGATTCCCCACTTCGCCCACTGTGTCGGCGCGATCTGCACCGGCTTAGGCATCATCCCTGCGCGACGGGCTGGGGCGTAGAGGCGCAGGGCGGTGTTCTCTGCGCGCATGATCGCGGCCACCTCTGGCAGGTCATGCCATCCATGCCGATGCAGCGCCTTCTCTTCGCCCTTGAGCGCGACCGCTGTTTCAGCGAGCAACCGGGCGCACCTATCGCGCACTGCATCGGATTCCTCAAGCTCGGCTTGCAGGCGGCGCACTTCGGCGGCGAGCATTTTCAGCGCATGCGCCTTGGGTGATGTCAGTTGCCACGGCTCAACCTCATCGGCACACGTCAGCGCTTCGTCTAGAGTCATGGCGCTCATGATTGCCCCCTGTGCGCGGCGATTGCTGCGAGTGACCCGTCAATGCTTGCGCTGAGTCGGTCGCCGGGAGATCCTTCACCGCCTCTTGGAAGGTACCAATACAACCCCGGCCCATTCCTCCATTCGAATCTGGCGTGTTCCTGCAAGTAGCGATACCGCGCCGCGTCTTTCTCGATCTTCTCAGTCCGCACGGCTTGCGCCGCCAGCTCGGCTGCAAGCTCGTCGAGATCAGCGTCGATCGCCGCGTTGTTGTCATCGACAGTTTTGCGAATGCTCCTTGACTCCTCGTCGACCGCGGCGCGCAAAACGTCCCGAATCTTTCGGCCAAGCTCGGAGATTTTCACCCCACGAAGTTGGTTTGAGTAAAATTCGATGCGGTCGGCGTTCATGATTGCCCCCGGTGCGCGTCTTGGTTAGTGGTGCTCAAAACTCCCGTTTCTGCGCTGCATCCATTGGTATCAGGCGATTGTTGGTGGTGCCAAGAGGCGTCCCGGTGCGCGGTGATGGCGGCTTGCAGACAAGGGATCGAGAGCCACAGCACATAGGGCGCTTGCTCCTTCGGCATTCTGCTTCCGGATGGCGCAACCATCTGCGCATATTCAACGTTGTCAGCATGGCGGCACCACCCGCCGTCTTCCTTGTAGTCGAGGTCGTAGCGCTCCGGGTGTTCTTGGTCCTCGTCGTCAAGCCAGCCGACCACGACAAGCTCATCTTCAGGGGCTGTGTCTATTGGTCGCCACGTACCGGCTCTTAGCTGCTCGATCAGCGCGGCCTGCTCTTCGACGCGCTCCGCAAGCTGATCGCCGCTGTTGTGCTGGCGAGTCATTGCTTGCCCAAGTGACTTTATCGTCTCGCCCTGCCGTTCAATAATCTCATCAGCCGCCTTTATCGTTGCATCTCGACAGGCGATTCCGTCCCACTTATGGCGAGGATCAATTTCAAGACGTTTTTCAAGCTCGGCGATGCGCTGTGCCTGCTGCGCGACGGTAGCCGCCTTCTCATTGACGATGTCGCCAAGTCCTGCGGCGGTGTTCTCCAGCGCGACTACCTTGGCTTGCAGCGCTTTGATGATATCTTTCATCTCCGGGACTTGGTCGGAGTAATGCACGGCATCCCGTACCGCTTTAATGCTTCCAGCGTCGCCATAAACGTTGTTTCCGCTCCATGACAGGCCGGCAGGAGCGGCAGCGCACTTCGGGCATGGCGCAGTCGGCGGCGGTATCAGAACGTGCGGCTGCGGGACGGCGAATACGCCATCACACTTGCTGACATCGTTATTGCAACGCGGGCATTGGGTCAGTGTTGGGTCACACGCCGGCTCCTGCGCCTTCGTTACTTCGGCCTCGTGCATCGTTGTCGCGCACCTTAGGCATGTGGTTGCTCGCTTGTCCATATCGAACTGGACCGTTTCGCACTTGTGGCATTTGCCCATATAACCCCCCGGCACGTAGCCGTACTTGTGCAGATGCGTCCAGTCAGTCAGCATTGCTTTCTCCTTGGGCGGCGGTGATCATTGCCGCATATGCTTGAATCCAATTCATGCTTCCGGCGTCAAAGAATGCGTCTAACATTGCATCAGTCGGCTCAATCGGAACCAGCGCCATGCCTTCCGGGATCGTCGGGGCGGAGAGGAATAGCGGGATGCTTCCTACGTAACTTGATGGGACTTGATGCCAGTTTTTATCCTCTAAAACAGCAAACATTCCAACCGCATCTTTCCCCCGCTCGGCGTCGATTCGGGCGAGGAAACGGGTGCAGAATTCGACCATGATCCGCTTGTCTTCTGACGACATGTCATCAACGACTTCAATTGGAGTGTCCGGGTCTTCGGCGGCTATGCTGCGCATTGCTTCCAGCGCTATCCTCTCGATCAGTTGCTTACCCATGATTCGCCTCCAATTCGTTGGCCATCTGCTCAATCTTCTCCGCGCAGTCAAGCCCGGTATAGAGCACCATCCCCCTGCACAGGCATGCCACTTCCTCCAGCCGCTGCGTCATATCCCGAATCAGCTGCGAACTTGTCGCCGCCTGATCCATGAGCCGCTTGTTCGTGGATCGCAGTGCGCTCCATGCTTCTTGTGATCGTTCGTTCATTTCATCACCCATTCGTATTGAGTCGCGACCCCGGCCCCAGTCCTGCGAACCGCCCCGTCATTGACCAACAGCTTCAGCGACTGCCCTATGTTGTCTCGAGTCGTCCGCAGCGCCGTCGCAATGTCGGCCGGACGCATCGCACCTTTTCCGCGCATGACCTTGGAGAACCGGGCTTCGCGCCGGCGCTTGAATGAGGCGATCGACGACGCGATACGGTCGTGCCCATAGACTGCCTTCGGCTTGGTCACGTAGTGCCGGTCGTACTCGCCAAGAAGGCCGGGAGTACGGACGCACAGGGTCGGCGTGAAGTCGGGCGGCGAGGTCATCATGCGCAGGAGGTGGAGCAGCGGCACCGGGTTGAGGCAGGGGCGGGCGTGGGTGATCATTGGTGTGGCTCCGTGGCCGTGTCGAGCGCGGCCAGGGCGGCTCTTGCTGGCCCTGCCTGCATTCCGCCGTCGTCCTCATCAAGCATGGCTTGAAGCTGAGCAATGCACTCTTGAACCGGCCCGGAAAGCAACCGGCGAACCTCGCGCATTTCGTGGTTACGGTAGTGCGAATCGACGTAGACGCGCAGGTCGTAGGTATGTCGGTGCCGGCCGTCTTTCGCGTAAGCGTGCGCGGCGTCATGCGTAAGGAAGTTGATTCCGGTATAGCGCCACTTGAATGCGTAACCGCAGCGCGTCCAGTTTCTCGGCTCTTTGTCAAACAGGCGGTAATACCGCTCAAGGGCTGCGTGTTTCTTCCCTTCGGCCGGATATTCGTCCCCGTCACTGAACCAGCCCATTTGCCCGCCGTAGTCCTCGTCAATTCCGCAAATAAGCACATGCTCCTGGATGCAGTAGTTCGGGCTGGCCGTGCAAGCGTTGTCCTGCGTCTGCAGCTTCTCGGCAAGGTCAGCGAGGAATTTGATTGCTGAGCTCACGCTTCCGCCTCCCCGCCCAGCGCCGCCACCAAATCGCCCAGCAGCCGCGCTACTTCGCCAGCCATCAGCGTGAAGTCGATGTCGAAGCATTCGTCGGCGCCGACGGCCATGTCGCCCGCCTCGTCCTTGAGAATGTCGAGGAACGACAGCCGCTTGATCTGCAAGTCCTCGGTCAGTACGAAGCTGATCCGCTCGCCCCAGGTCATCGCCAGCCGCGTGACGACCTTGCCGGCGGCGATGTGCTGGCGGACGTCCTCGCCATCGAGCGTATGGCGCACATAGCGCACTTCCGACTTCTCGGCGGAGCGCAGATAGAGGTCTTGATCGAGCGTGAAGCCCGTGGGAGCCTCGCCGGCCGCTACCCATCCGGTCATTGCTGCCGATGGCGACTGAGCGACCTTGACCAGACTTGCCGGGAAATGATCGATGGACTTGTGCAGATGCTCCAAAAACTCTTCGGCACGCGCCGGCGCCGCGGCGTCGATCACCAGCCATCCGTTCACCGGGTCGATCCAGCCGAACGTGGTCCGGCGACGAATGAACGCCTGGGGCATCAGTTCAAGCGCAGCAGCCTCGACCAGCTCGCGCATTTCCTTTCGGCCAACGCGCCTACCTTCCTGCTCTTCGATGGTTGCAGCGCGGTCGGCGGCGTGCTGCTTGACGACTGAGGTGGGCAGCAGGCGCTGTTCGACGCCGAGTGCGAGCATGATCTGGTGATTGACGACGTGCATCAGGTCGTTGCTGCGCGGCGGCACCCAGCCGATGCTCTGCATTGCGGACGGGCCGCAGGGGCAGAGAACGAAGCCGGCGAGCTGGCTGTATATCGCCTCCGCGATGAGCGGGTGTTTCGGCAGGCGGTAGATCTGGAGATTTCTGAACCACATGGCAATTTCCTTAAAGTGGCAATTCGCTATGAATGACAAGGCGCTTGGCGCTGACGCACTTCGTCACGCCTTGCTCTGCGCCTTCCATGAAAATCTTGACCTTTACACGCTTCCCGATGGCCTCAACGACTGCCGGGAAGTGGCGAAGATCGGTGGAGTTTTCAAGGGGGGGGGTAGTACGTGTAGCGCTCGCCGACCTGGATCTCGTTGAGCTTCATGCTGCCACCCGCAATTCAATCGCCGCGCCAGTAAATGTCATGCGCTTGTACATCGCTCGCGTGCGCTCAACGTCGCCCTTGCAGTATTCGACAACCTTGGCCGGGTCGGTCTGCCACAGGTCAGCGACCATCGAGCCGTCAATGTCGCCTTTCCCTTCCAGCCCGAACGCCTTGCACAACTTGTCCATGCCGGCCATGTTCTTGGCGTCCCACATCAGCATGGTGTCGGCAATGCAGGCGTCCCATGGGCGAGCATTCATCGACTTGAGCATCGGGGGTGTTGGCTTAACTTGCAGGATGATTGACCGCTTCTTGAGGAACGGCAGGTCGAACCCCGCGATGTTATGCCCGCAGACGACCATAGACTGGTTGGCAGTTCCGCCGACGTACTCGACGCCGGTCCATGACTCGATGTGATCATAAAAATCAGCCAGCATCCGTTCTTCACTGCCAAAATTTTCAACACTAAATACATGCCCGTCATCGAACGCGTAGCAGATGCACGCAATCGACCCATGCATTCCGTCAAAGCTCGTCTTGCGCCAATTCGCATCGCCGACCTCTTCCGCCTTGGTCGCGGACATTTCTTCCTGCCAGCGGACAATCATCGCGTCTTTGCTGGTGAATTTGATTTCGTTGGCATCGGTCAGGCCTAGGTCTTTCGCAGCTTGTTCTTTGGTCAGCGTCGAGGGTGCGCGGAAGTTGGCGCGAGCGTCGGCAATGTAAGCGTCACGCGCTCCGGGCGTTTGGTCTGGCAGGGTTTCAATGTCACAGAACAGCATCATTTCAGTGGCTCCAGTGTCACGCGCCACATGAGCGCGTGAGGGGTTGATTGGGCTGAATTAAAAAGGAATGTCATCGTCGAAATCGTCCATTCCTGCGGCGGGGTTCTCGCTGTTGTGCTGCGGCGCGCTGCTCGCACTGCCATGAGCAGCCGCCCCGGCCTTCAGCGGACGATCACGGAGCGCCTGCACCATCTTGGCGAGCGTTTCCTGCTTCGTCGCCTTGCTCAGAATCTCGCTGGCTGTGAATTCGCTGGCGTCGAACGGGGCGAAGATGCTCGGCTTCCACGCCGTACCGCCCGCGGTCTTCGCGTACTCTTCCATATAGAGAAGCAGGCCGAACGGCTTGCCCATCAGCTCCTTGAACAGCGGAACGACGACCTTCTCGCGCTTCTGCGTTTCGTTGTTGTACTTCTCGATTTCGCCCGACTCGGCTTTCAGCGTCTTGACGCGCAGGCAGGTCATGAGCGCCATCAGGGTGTTGTAGCCCATCAGTTGCTTTCCGGTGCCGTTGTGCGTCCAGATGGTCAGGTAGTCAGCCGTCGCGCCAGTGTCGGAGCGGAACGAAAGATCGACGCCCTTGCTGCCCTTCTTGCTGGTGATCGGCTCGGCGCGAGTTAGGGCGCCGAGATACTTTCCCATCGTCTCGATTCGTGCATTGATATTGTCGGCCTGCTTTGCCGCGTTCGTGTCGAGTGTGTAGGTCTGCGATTCCATGTTCTATAGCTCCGGTGGGTTAGGCGGCTTTTTGAAGGCCGTAGTACGATGAAATTGTTTGGTCGATGACGGCCAGATCGTTATCGATCAACTCGTCAGCAAACATGTCAATTGGGCTTTTTACGGTGTCCGATCCGCTGTTCTTTGTGCTGAACAGGTAATTCCCGTTTTGCACGGTCGTCCGAAGAACCAGCGTGACAAGCCCTTCGATGACGATCTTTTCGTCAAGCAACTTGCCAATCGTCTTGATCTTCGTCTTGCCGAAGTCGTCCGTGCTGGTATGGCTCAGGATATAAACGCGCTTGGTGTCGGGCAGCGAACTAGCAGCCATCAGCACATCCCACGCATGGCGGGCAATGTCGTTGTATTTTGCGAACGCGCCGTTGCCCGTTTCCACGTCCGTGACCCGGCGCATGAACTCATTGCTCAGGACGTACTGGAAGTCGTCAATTACGATAATGTTCCGACGCGTCTTCTGCATCGCCTTGACGATCGAGTCGGATTTATCGGACACGAGGATATTCCCGCCCTCTTCCGGCAGGTATTTCCAGCCAACAGACCTGAATGGGAGAGGTTTCTTGACGGGCTGAATCAGCAGCACATCAACGGGGTCCAGGTTGCGAAGGCTGGTCGTCTTTCCTGTGCCGCTCTCGCCTAAGATCAAAGACGCGATGCTCATTATTCGTTACTCCTGTTCGATTATTCGGTCAGTTCGGTGATTCGGATTAGATCTGGCCGGCCTTGTGATCCGGCTCGGCGCATTCGGCTCGGTGGTTTTCCGGGGCCTCTTTTTGTTCCGCGTACCAGTTCTCGTATGCCTCCATGTCGATATCAGGAGGAGTCTCGCCGTCTTCCGGAATGTAGTAGTCGTTGCACATCACGCACCCCTAGAAACTCAGGTCAATAAACTGCGCCAGGCACAGCGCAGCGCAGAAAAACAGAATGCCAACAGCGATCAGCGGCAGGGCGGGGCCGTCGGCTTCTTCCGCCTCAAAGGCCACCCGCTCGGTCGATGTGTCGCTCATCACCAGACCTCGCGGCAGCGCAGCTCATGCTCGACGCGCGGGATATTCGCCAGCCAGGCCGGGCTCATCCGGTCGATTGCCTCGGCCAGCGTGAAACCCATGTCGGCGAGCCAAGCCGGCTCGTTCAGCACCAGGGCGACAGCGACCTTCTCGCCAGTCGATTGCATGGCCCAGGCATCCCGGCCGCCGCGCTTGGCGTCACGAGCTTTGGCGAGCAGCTGCTTGAATTCGGGCGTGTCCATGTCAGGCGACCCGCGGCGTGTTGATCGGATGAACGGTGATCGTCATCCCGCCGACCGGCATCTCGTCGTCGCCGTCGAAGAAGGTGTCGATGGCCGTGCAGGTCGCGTCGCAAGAGGTGAAGGCCAAGACTTGAACATCGTGCGACTTGCCACCAAATCGGAACATCACGCTGAACGGGCGCAGGGCGGGCGAGGCGATCGAGGCGCGGTCAACTACGGCCGGCTTGATGAGGTGAAGGGCGGCGCTCACAGCTCGGCTCCTATGCGCATTTCCATCTTCCCGTGCTTGATGCAAGCCGCTTCGATCTCCAGCCTGTCGTCGCCGCCGATCAGCGTGACGATGTCGTTCTCGTCGCACTGGTCGAAATTGGCGACGTGCACCGAGTTGATTTCAGCCTCGGCGCCCCAGCCTACGGAGTCATCGGCCGGCGAGAAGTCGAAATCGACCAGCAACTGGACGCCCTTCAAAACGATCACTGTTTTCATTTCGAGCCTTTCTGAGCTTTCTTCGCCAAGTGGCGCTTGACGGCGGGCAAGTGGCTATCGGCGATTCTTTTCCAGACGGGTTTCATGGCTGCGCCTCGGGAAAAGTTGCCGGGCTACTTCGCCGAGACTTGAACCTTGAGCGAGGCTGCGATTTCATTGAGCTTCAGCCGCGCCGTCTCATGGATGCCGCGAGCGATTTCGCCGGTCGCGACGTTCATTGCATCCTTCATCGCCGTTTCGATGCTGTTGTGGAGATGCCTATTGACGAGGTGGGTGATGCGCGTCTGCGCTCCGCTAAACGAATATCCGCCGCACTCAGCCTTGTCTTTGCCCTCGTAATTGACCTTTTCCTGCATGTATTCCTTGGCGCGATCAGTCAGGTATTCAATGAAGGTAAATGACGCGCCACGCTTTTCGCCATATTCATTCGTCTTCTGAATGGTCAGCTCTTCGATGTATTTAGTGACGTTCGGCAAGACGTGTTTTTCGGCAACTGCGTTGATCGTGTCCTTGGTTTTCTGCTCGATCCGCTGCTTGATGGCCTGCTGGAACTTGCTGGCGACCGGATATTCGCCGCCGTCTTCCGGGTCGTATTCGATACTGCTCAGAAGCGTTTCGCAGATGCGGTCAATGACGCGCTCTTGCAGGTCTCCCTTCGTGAATCCAAGTCCCTCAAGGCTCAAGTCCATTTCTATCTCCGGTGAGTGATTAAAAGTGTTCATCCCCGCATCCCATCCGGTCAGTCTCCCGAATCCCGAAACACTGCTCTGTCCCGGTTCCCCTTAGCGCGGCTCATCTCTCGGTGCCAGGGCTGGTCTGCGGCGCTCGGTGTTTTGAAGCGATGAGTAATTATCGGGCAACCGATTAACGCTGTCAAGCGGAATTCCGATAAAGTGTGATATATTGTTTGCGTGCCGTGAAATTTGGCACCGGATCAAGCCGGGGAAGGTAACCACTGGCGGCTTAGTCTGAAAGCGCTACCAGGGGGATAAGAGGATGCAACAGCGCACGCCGCGTCGAAGTTAGCACGGCGACCTCGCAAGGCTGACGAACGGGCGATTCCGCACTCGGGATTAACCGAAAGGCTCTAGGGATAGAGTCTTTCCAAGCTTAAGCCGCTTCGGGTTATACGATGTAAGGGTTTAAGGGGTTGATGAGACTGAGGTTAGATAGATAGTGGCGAAAAAATACCCGCGCTTGGCGGGCTTGTTTTATTCGGTCACCTCAGTCCAGAACGCTATAACCGCGCCCGAACATGCACTTTCTGATGATGGACTGCTGATCCGCTACGCCGCTGACAGCGCCGCCGGCCATCGCCCCCGACCCTGGCCCCGCTGCCTGGCTGGCGTACCCTTGGCACTCCGCAAGGTCGGCGTAGGTCTTACTCTGGTCCGGTCCGCGCTGGTCAATCATCGGCACCCATGTATCGCCGACGCCAGCGCATCCGGACAAAGCAACGGAAAGAGCGATTGCCAGCAGCGTTTTCATTGTGATCCATCCTTTTTTTGTCGAATAGATCCCATTTCGGTATGTCGGCGTTCTTCGTGCGTAATTTTGGCGCTTTCTTTTCGCCTGTCAGCATACGCTACAAACAGCGGCTCTCTGCGTCTTGGCGGGCCTGCTGGTGCGAATGCGTGCAATACGTTGCCATCTTTTTCTATCAGCGCGATTCGGCGCGCTATTTCTTTGTCAGACCTAGACCACCAGTCTTTGCATTGCTCTAGCGCTTGCGTCATCTTTGAGCCGGTCCAGCGCGGCAGGGCGACGGGTAACTGAACTATGTCCGCCGCCCGCCTTTTGCTCTTGAAGCATTTGCCCGGCTGACAATAATTTCAATATCGACCAGAATCTTGCGCATTTCTATGTCTGGCTTGTCGATCAGTCTCGACCCGATTTCTAC